GCATCGTATGTTTGATAAGAAGTAGCAACATTATTTTGACCCGGTGTTTCTATTGCAAAATTAGGGCCTTTTAGTTGAGGTAGAGGAGCTGGTATTTTTAATTTGTCTAAGTTTATATCAAAGACATAAGCATTTATCTTTTCATCTACAACCCATAATGTAGTTTTTTCTTGTATATTGTCCGGTAACGGTTGATATAGTTTAAATAATATCTCGTATCCGGATTCTATTTTATTAAGGGCTACATTTACGGCTACTACTTGAGTATTATTTCCAAAGTTAATAAGATAATCAGCGATGTATGCAGAACTACTAATCTCGTTTATAAGAGCCATAGAACCGCTTTCCATCTGTTCATTACTTAAAACAGTAGATCCTACTCTTAATTCAGTTCGATCAGCAGATACTTCTTTTAAAAATAAACCAGCACTAGGGTCTGATATCTTATTATTAAAGAAGTTATATTGGGTTTTAAATTCTCCAGATGAATAACCTAAATTTTGTAAATCACTAACAGGATCTATTTCAATTATAGGTAAAGACCCACTATTAGGATCCATATAGGATGTAGTAGGTAATTTAAAACTTTTATAATTATAATTTAAATTTAAAAGATTCCCACCAGCATCGTATACAAAATATTCGATGTAATCGTTTTGCTGACCAAAATCTTCTTTTAGTAGCTGAGGTGAAAGTAGATTTAAATCTTCTTCACTGTAGCGAGCTACTTGTTGTGTATTTACAACGTTACCTATTATTTTAATATTATCTGCCATTATATTTTAGTCAAATCGTTTATTGTTTGTTGTGCATCTAATACTTGTTGTCTTAATGATGTTATTTCATCCAATAAAGCTTGAACATCATCTTGACTAATACTAACACCTAAATAATCAGCTTCTCTTTGTAATATAAACTGATGTGAGTTCGAGTCTCCTTCTTTAGGGATTTGGTAAAACACTTGATCATACAATTCAAAAAAATCATCTACGGTAAACGTAAGAGGAGCCTCTTCAGATCCCTGATTTATTAATTGATTAAATTGTGTGTTTACTACTCTACCGTATGTATCTTTATTAAATACAGTTTTTTGTACTAGTATTTGAGACATTATCTTACAACTTTAAAAATGTAATCTTTATCAGATATTACTACTTCTTTATTGTGTAATACTGTTTTAATAAGTAATTTATAATAACGTTCTGGTTCTAATCCATTCATATAAACGTCAAAATAATTACTATTGGCGTCACAACTAATCTTAGTATATGACGTATCATAATCTACGACCATTTCTTCAGTATCCAAATCTTTTATTGCCCAATATGAAGAAGAAGGTAATGCTTTAGAATTAGCAAAATTCAATGCTGTTCTAAAAGTAACAGAAGGATATACATCTCTAACACTTATTCTAAAACGTTGAACTGAGTCTTGTTGGTATTCGCCTTTGTTATTGTTTAATGTGGCTACATAATAGCTAGAGGTAACTACTGTTAAAGAACCAGTAGCGTATGTTGAATCATTCCATCTAATTTCTAAACACGGTGGATATATAGTATGGGTAGCACCAGCGTAATATTTAAGTTCAAATTGAGAAGCTGTTGTAAATTCTAAAGACGATGAATGTTTTAAAATTAATCCATAATTAGGTATATTACCTACATAGCTAGCGCTTACTATATTTGTTACTTTCATTTCAATATCTTTACTAGATATCGAAGTAAAAGATTGTGTCGCTTGGTAAGCCGAACTTGTCCACCATATTCCACCACCTACATTATTGCTATATGAACCTGTAGTACCCGTTGGGAAGCTACCTTGAGTCCATTTATTACCACCTAGTTGATTTGTATATTCCCAACTTACCCCATTGGTAGTAATAGGTATATTACCTAATCTTCCAGTACCTTGGTTCCAATCAGCCGCTAGAGGATGACAAAACAATGTATATTCTAAAGGAATTTGAGAAGCATCCGCTAAAAATACTTTTAAATAAACATCAAATGCACTACCAGATACTTTATTACTAATAACGTCTGTTATCTGATTTGAAGGGAATTTGATTACAGGGCGAGATACTTCGTAGGTATCGCCAATAGATTTAAAAGTGCTAATCTCTAAAATCTCATCAATCCCTGTGTTAAGAGTAGGATAATAAGAATAAAGAGTAGCACTTTTTTCAGGAAATATTTTATAAATAGCCATAGTTAGTAATTACTACATATAAATATAGTAACTATTAAACTATTTTATGCTAATAAAGAATAAAATTCTTTGAAGTGTTTGATACGGTCTGCTAAACCAATTGTACCACCATTAACACGTTTTGTAATTAATGTTACTACAGCATCTGTAGCACCTTGATCAGCTAGTTTATGTAAACCGTTTTTATTAAAAAACCAAGCAGCTGATAAAAGTGGGTATTTAGTTGCAATTAGATCTGGAGTAGACGCTATATCTTCTTTTATTGCTTTACCAAAAGCAGTATAGTTATCTTTACCTGTTAACTGGATATAACCACGTCCACGAAATTTATAACCGTCTCCTGTAGCTTCAGCTCCATTACCCATTCTACCACCATACACTAAGTTAGCAATTTTTTCAGGTTTACGCTCATACGTTTTAGCTTTAGCTTCAGTAGGAAAATATTTTTTAAATATTCCTAATAAACCTTTAGCACTATAATTTAAATTTTCATTTAATACTCTAAAACCACCGCTTTCATGACCAGCTTGAGCTAGAAAATGAGCTAAACGCAATGGAGTATTCAATTCAAATTTTGCAATTGTGTCCGGTAACTGTGATATAACAGCGTCAGGAACATGTCCTTTTAATTTTTCTAAATTCATACTTTGTTTATTTTTAATTTTTAACTTACTACTACTCTACCTTGTATATCGGTGTTAGGGAATCTTACTTCAAATACAGCTGGGTCTAGCGATGGATATATACTGTTATTCTTTGTTGCTCCTGCTATATCGTATCCGTACTGAGAGTAATCTCCTCCTTGTTTATTTACTATATCTAGTTTAACTACTGATTGTACACCCTTAATTTGTAAAAGCTTAGATATAATACTTGATAGTACTATTGGTTGGTTAATTTGCCATTTATCTGTACTAAAATGATCTTGTATTACTGATATACACGATGTTAAAACATCTTTATTTGAATATCCACTCAACACAGTTATATCAAAATTAACTCCTATATTAATATAATAAGCATCCTTAATATTAATAGCATCAGTAACCATTCTATATTGATTTATATAAGTTACTAAATTTTGCTTTAATGTATTAGAAGCTTGAATTAGTTGTTTATTACTATTATATGCTAATATATATAAATCTAAAGATAAAGAATTATTAGGTTGAGTATGAGCTACTGTTTGTTGTGGGTTTTGATATAAATCTTGTGATATATAAGCTTTAGCTACAGTACCATAATCAGAAGGCATAGATAATGCTCTAACAATATAATCATTTTTACTTACCGCTCTTAATTGAGTCGAATAAGCATATAATGCATTTTGTCTTATTTCTTCAACTGTATCACCATTTCTACCTCCAGATGAAGGTATTGAGTTACTTGATACAACACTAGATAAAACAGATCCAGATAATGGACCAGGTACATTTTTAAAATATATTCCTGATGGATCTATTGCGTTTAAATCATTAGCCGATACGTTAGATTCTATTCCTCCTCCTACTAAATATTTTACAGTTAAGGACCCAGATGGTACTAAACCATACTCTTGGGTGAATAATGTAGAGGCTTCATTGTAATTATTAGTTAACAATGATATACCCGGTACTAACCCCGCTTGAATATTATCCGCTGTTGGTATTATTTGACTATCTGTTTTGTTTGTAGATAGACCAGCACCAAATTCTAATTGTAATGTATTGTCAGATAAAATTCTAGACACATAGCGTCTAGGAACTTGTTGTAGTTGTAATAAGTAAGGTACCTGATCAGTACTATACGATGGATTTGTTACCTTTTGAAATATAGATGATTGAGCTAAATATGGAACTTCATACCAGAAATTACCATCACTGCTAGTAACATTTAATATTTGTAATATATTAGTGTCTACTATATTAGAAGTAGCAAATTTTTGATTAACACCAACGTTTATTGTTGTTTCTTTTATTTCAGCTGATATAGCAGGTACTGATTTTTTAAATAGATAGTAATTGCTATCTATAAAAGATATTTCAGTACTACCAGTATCTGTAAAATCTATTTGTTGGGTTGTTATAAATTTAACACCAGTAGATGTAGATGTTAAAGTAGTATTAGTGGGTACTATTAGACCATACGTTGTATAGTCAGGAGTTGTTATACCCCCGTTTGTAATAGAGGGAACTAATTGATATACATCAACAATAGTATTAGAAGCATAGGATGCTTTAGGACGATACCCCATTACATAAGCATGAGCATATAAATTTTCTTTTTCCTTAGCATACAACAAAAAGTTTTCTTGTATTTGAGAATCAAGATAAAAAGACATTACATCACCAACATATGACGCCATTTCAATAAACATATTACCAGGCGTGGCTTCTGAGAAGTCATTGTAAGTTGTTGGGAAATACGTCTTAGCGTATTGTTGTAAAGTTGTTTTAAAATCCCCAAAACTTTTATTTAAATATGATATATTTTTATCGTTAGACATTTTATGTAAATTGTACTGTTACTTGATCGGGTGCTTGTGATATATTTAGAACATAATCTATAGTTAAATCTATTAAATTATAATCAGAATTAGGTACTATTGTAATATTAGTGACTGTTATTTCAGGTACAAATATAGATATACTATTAGATATACTTTCTACTATTAAATCTGAATTGTCATTTGTTATACCTTCAAATAGGAATCTTTTTAAATTACAACCAAATGTAGGATTCATTACTCGTTCACCCACGTCGGTTAAAAGTAAATTAACTAAATTAGATTTAATTTGTTCTTTAGTAGAATATGTACTTTTAAATACACCAGATGCATTAAAAGGTAAAGCAACCCCAATGGCAATATTTTTCTGTAAATCTAACGGATTTACTCGTATCGTTTGAGGTATTGGCATATTATCCTAAATTTCTTAAACCTGATAGTTCCTGAGGTGTCATGTTAGCTGCTGCATCTGCTATAAATGCTGCAAATGGGTTGTCAGAGTTAGGGTCCACTGCTAATTGGGGTTGAGGTGTTTCGTACCCAAACATAGCTCCCATTTTACTATGTAAAGCAGACTTAGCATCAGCTCCTAATGGAACGTCATTACTAGTAAAGTTGAGTGTACGATTTTCACGTAATGCTTTTTTTTCTTGTCTAGCCATATGCTCTTCAAGAATGTATGGTAACTCTTCATGAATAGCATCTGTTACAGCTTCCTTAATTAATTTTTTAAATGCTTTAATGTTCATAATTATAAATATTTTATCCTTGTAAATTTCGTTGATCGATAATTAATTTTAACTGATCTACTAGATCATTAGGGTCTAAAGTAAATGAATATTCACTTTTTAATACTTCTACACCATCGCGATCAACAGCAACAGCGTAGCGACGTTTATTTCCTTTAACAACAAATGCTTGATTTTGTTCTTCTTTAATTTTAAATTTAAAGCCCTTATACATAGGAAAATCATCAACATTGTTGTATATAGATGATGTAAGATCAGATAATTGCTGATTGTCTAATCCACTTAAATTGATATCTTTTAATCTTAAAACCAATTCATTTAATTTTAAAACTTCATTTTCTAGCGATATTGAAGCTATAGCTAATACTACATTTAAAGCAGATATTAATTTATTTGCTTTTTCAATAGTTTTAACTATTCTAATAATTAAATTAACAGGAATACCAATACCGGGTGGAACCGCTGTTGGTATAGGGATAGCAGATAATACGGTCACAATAGCGTTAAATATTACCAGATATGTATTTATCTGATTTAATGTTTGTTGTAAATTACTTAATTTGCTAATACTACTATTAATTAAAGTAACAGTATTACTTCTTAAGTTAGTAGCAATATTGATAGTTTCGGGGTTATTTGCCTGATCTATGTAAGTATTTACTTGATCTACTAGTTCCTCTAATTTTGCTCTTTGAGATATAATTGAAGAAAGCCTATTTGATATTTGGAGAGCTATAACAGGAGCTAAAGTTTTAGCAGCATTTAACATTACTTTCTTAGTTAAATCTCTTTTAGCTTTAGTTTTAGCTGCTTTTTGTTGTGCTCGTTTTTGTACCCTTAGTGCTTTTCTTTTCTTTTGGTTTTCTTTTATTTTACTGTAAGGGTCAGATAATATATTTTTTAGATCGTTTTGTAATTTAGTTTTTAAAAGACCTAATTCTACTAATTTTAACTGAAATGCTTCGTTCTCTTTAGCAACAGATTCATCATATTGCTCTTTAGTTATTTGATTTTCTTTAAATAATTTATCTAAACGCTTTAATTCAGTATTATGGTCAGACCTTACCTTTATTTCAGTTGCTACTACTTCTTGAATTTGATTTTGTAGATCTTGTGTTTTACCTAAAGCTACTGATATTACTTTTTCTTTTGCTTGGTTTTTTAACTGATCCCCAAAAGTTTTAATAGCAGTAGACGATGATATTGTTTTAAGAATATCAGGAGAAACAACAGAAGATATATTAGATGTATTAGACATTACGCTGTAAAGTTTTGTTGTGATAATATTCCTTCTAAATTATTACTGATCTTTTCTAAATCATTTAACATAGCGTCAGCAGCACTGTTTATATCTAAAGCAGGGGCACCTTCAGGACTACCAACAGTAGTTGAAAGAGTTACACCTAAATTGTATAAACTTTCTAATAAAGCCGATAATAAAGAATAAGTTTTATTACCTAATAATAGGGGTTCAGTTGGTAATTTATTATCCACAGTACCTAAAAATACAGTATTACTATTAACATGAACCCTCTCATCTGCATTTAAATTAATAATGTTTTTGGTATTTAATTCAATGTTATTTTTAGCAAAAATTAGTACATCTTCTTTTTTAGAATTAATTACTATTCTATCGCTATTAAAAATAATTTGTGGATTAAAATATTTTGAAGGTAATATAGGATTAGTGATTGGGTTTAACGGCCCAGTTTTATCTGTTTGTAAAGGTAACTGTTGAGTAGATGTAAGATATATAGAAGATGCATCTTTGTTTATCTGTTCAACATGGTATCGCTCACTTGGGTTATAATTAAATCCATTAGTTAATACAGTAATTGGACTATCATCATTACCTACAGAACTCCATTCATTTAGATTATTAAATAACTTTGTTGTAGAGCTAAATCTAATAGCATTACCTTGTCTACCTTGTAATATATAATCACCCTCAAATGGTAATAAAGTTCTTATACTAGGATTTTCAACAAATGTGAGACCCAAACTAGCATTATCATTAGCTGGTTGAGAGTTTTGTTGGTTATTATTCCATAAATTTATTATACTAATATAATATTTCTGAGATGATGTGCTCGTTATTTGAGATGCAGCCGATGGTAAGTCTTCTAAATACACTAATTCACCTAATATTGGGTAATATTGGTATTGTGGGTTTAATGGTTTAGCTATTTTACAGCTGTCAAAAAAAGCATCGTTATTTTCGCCTACAACCTCTTTTGATTGATCATAATCTAAATAAAATATAGTACCGATTCCACTAAATCCTCCAGCTTTATCAAACATAGCTTTAGTAGGAGTATTTTCAGTAGTAACTACTCCATATACTCTACCAACTTGAATTTTCTTAGATGGAGTATAATTATTCTTACCTATAGAAGATATAATAGGGGATAAACCGGTTCTTATAATCATTATTTACTTATTTGTACTACAGGAGCTTGTTCTAATAATTTTTGACCTTGTTCTTGTACTGCTTTTTGTTCCTCTAATAAGGCATTTATTTCATCCATATTAATTAATTCGTTACCCGAACTAGCATTAAGAGTTGCTGCTCGTTGTGCTATTGCTGCCATTTTAATTAGTTGTTCGTTGTTTTTTACATTAACATCAATTAAATCTTTAACAGTAGGCATTAACATTACTGCAGAACCTGGATTGGAAGTAGCCATAGGTTTCATTATATCAATGAATTCACCTATTTGTTTATCAGTATCTTTATTGTTTTTGTGTATTTGTTTAAATACATCTGATAGTGACGTATTCCCGAATAATGTTACGTCGTCAAAATTAGCCATAAATACTATTTATCAATAAATATAAACAATTAAATTTTTATATGTCCATTATTGTAATATTCATTATACAACTGGGAGTATATTACTTTAAGTTTTTTAATAATTTTAGTTATTTGGGGAGTGGAAACATCAGTAATTTCTCTAATATAGATATATAATGCTTTCTTATTAAATATTTCTAATGATTCACGTTTACGAAATAATTCAACAATAGCATCAGCCGTTTGGGCATCTTGTTTTTTAGGAAATAATCTAAATAGATGGATATCTATGTATTTTGTATATTGATCCATGAACCCTAGTTCATTAAATGCATTCTCTATGTTTCTATCATTTTCATAAAGCATCATTTGTTCATCGTCACTTTCATCTACATTAGCTTTTTCTTGAAGCTTTTTATAGTTGTTTTCGTTATAAACAATAAGATATCTTTTAGCTATAGTACCAAAATAAGAGAATGCTTTACCTTTATCAGGTTTATATAAGTGGAGTTTTTCAAGTAAAAAAGTAATTACTTCGTGTTTAAGTTCTTCTATCGTATCCGTATCCGTATAGTAAAATTTGAACGTATGGATTATGTTTTCCGCTAATTTGTAGAAAGCATATTCTATACGTTCATTGTAAATAAAGTTACGTTCAATACTATCATCACAAGCTAAATACTCAACAATAGCGTCTTCAGTATCTTGAGTAAAATAAATACGAGGTTCTTTAGGTTTACGTTTACGTGGTTTACCTCGTTTAGTTAGAGCCAAGGAATCATCCGCAAATATATCGGCTCCATAAGTATCGTAATAAGACATAGTTATTTGTTATTTTAATCCCAATATATGGAAGAAAAATCAGATAACCAAATTACCCTTTAAAGTTATTAAACTCGTTTATTATGTTTTGAATTTCAGCTAAATTGGTAAAGAAAGTACCAACTTCATCATCTGCTTGAAACGCGCCTAATACGTCAAGTTCTTTCAACTTAGCGTCGGAATTAGCAATTATGATACTAATAGCATCAATATATTGTTTTTGTTGAATTACAGCATTTTCTAGAGCTTTATTACGTCTAACAAGTAAAAATACTCCTAAAGCAACTAATTCAATGACGTGAATTATTAAAATCGATACCCACATTGGCTAAATTATTGTATGGAATCATCCTGTTCAAGAGAAATGATTTCACGAGTTTTTTCAATTTGTTCTTTTAATTGTTCAATAGAGTCTAATATTAAATCTTGCTCCATTCCTCTGTTTACTTGAAATTGGATTTTGCTAACATTAGCTTCCAATTGTGTTATTTTGTCTAAAACGTTGTTTTTAAATCTCATAATATATGTTTATATATAAATATACGCTACTTTACGTTCCCTACCATTCACCATTATTCCCACCCTACCGTTCAAACCTACCGTAGGCTAAAAATACGAAGAAAATTTTACATCTCCAAGTCTTTTTTTATTTTTTATATAATTCCTGAAGGATCATTTCTCTCAACTTAGCTTTAGTAAGTTGCTCTTTAATGAAGTCAATTTTAGGAGATTGTTTAGCCACTACTTTTAGAGCCTCAATTTGTCTAGGATCGGTTACAGTTACCTCAAAATAACCTTCTAATTTATTATTTGTTATTTGTTCTGACCCTAAACCAACTCCAGCTTTCTCCATACGATTTAGCAAAGCAGCTTTGTCTTCTAGTTTAATTTTATACTGTTTTTCCATATCTATAAATATAATGCTATTTGCGTCTTACACACCCCACCCTTGCATCCGTATATACAAGCGCTTTAAAACTACACTTTATTTTTACCACAAAATATGCGACTTTATCAAAATAATCGTTTAATCCGCTTTAAAATTAGTTTTTTATTATCTTATCCGCCCAAACTACAGTAGAATATTTGTAACCTAAATCCGTAATCACATCCTCAGCTGTGCGAGAATCAATAGAAAACATTTCTCTATGTGTATTAACACGGTATGGTACAAAATGTTCATGAAC